CTATATTCTTTCATTTTTATTGATTTTTGGAAGGTCTAGGGTAGGGGTTATCTTTGTTTTGCGATCATAAACTTTTACTTGAGATTCGGTTTTGTGACCACTGAATAATTGTTTGTCTTTTGAGCTTCCTTCAAAATCTGAGATTGCTTTAGCTTTGATATCATGAAACGTGAAATCAATTTTTCTTCCTAATATTTCCGCTGCTTTCTCTTTGGCTTCCCTCCAGTGATTATCGAAACCTGATTTCGTGAATTGATTACCGTCTGCATTCAAAATGACATGGGATTGTGTTGACGTGGGAGGGAATAGTTTTGCTGCGTAATTTATAGTTTCGCGTAATCTATCAGTCCATTGCTTTATCTGCTTAGCTCCTGTTTTCCCTTGCTTAATATAAATCCCTTGTTCTGATATCTGGTTATGCTTTAGCTTCAATATATCTCCGATCCTCGACGCGCATAGATATGATATCTCCATAGCTATTTTAACAACAGGGGAAGATACATCATAAGCGACCTGGTATTCTTCGTCTGTGATATATTTTTCTCTGTTTTTTAGTGAGAACTTTTTTACCCCCGAACACGGATTCATCTTGCAATAACCTCTCTCATATCCCCAGCAAAATGCTACAGACATATAAGATAGTTCATGATTAGCCTGTGTTTTACTTTGAGTTCCCCTTATATCCATATACTGCCTAATATGTTCTGGTTTAATATTATCAGCATTAATATGACCAAAAACTTTTAGAATATTTTTTGCTCCCTGTAATTTATCTTTCTGAGAACGAGCTGATAATTCAGTAAATGCGGGGCTATTCAAGTGCATTCCCCACAATTTAGAGAATGTCATTACTATTTTTTGGTTTGCTATTTCTCCATCATATTTGGCCCATAATTCGGTCATGCTCATTGTTATAGGGCCAAGTGTGATTGTTTTATTATCTTTGGTTTTTAAGTAATAAGCATATTTGGTTTTTGATACGCGTGTGGGTAGCTTGTTATCATTATGATCTTTGCGCTTCCTTGCCATTAATTAATGCTCCAAAATCAGGTGTTTCAAAATTCGCATTAGCTTGATTAATAGTATATTTTCCAGTAATCGCAGTTCTAATAACAATGGGCTTACCAAGTCTATTGACATAATGATGAACGTGATTGTTTATTAGCCACTTTATTTGCTGGCTTTTTTGCTTAAATCCTGTTATTGAAAAAAGTTCAATATCAGTCAGATAAATAGGATCGCTCATTTGTCTATCCTTCTTTTTGCAAATTTCTCACATAATAAGAAAGCCAGTTTTTCGGACTGGCTTTTCTCCTCTGATGCTCAGACATAATTAATTTGAATTTCTGTGTATATTTATCGAGTATTGCTGTGACTGCTTTATCGTCGTATTTGCTGAGAGATGTCAGCTCGCTTAAGCATTCCTTTGCTATTTTTCGACGTCCATTTTCAAGAACTTGTTCGTTCATAGTTCGACGAGAGTTTCTTTCCAGTCCATATCTTCCAAATCAACAATAGCTACAATTTCATATTGAGATTGTTGTGATTCAGAGTCCCAGTATCCTTTTAATTCAGACGGCTTTTTATTCCATGCCAATACAATTCCCTTGTTTTCTGTGACTATAAATTTAGTCCAAAACGGAACTAATAATTCAATGCCAAAGTAGTTAACTGCGATCGGCTTTATTAAGCTGATTAATTTCATGTGACTTTATTTCCTTTAATATGTTTGAGCCAGTTGATATTAGTTCATCCCTATCAACTGTCGTGAATATACAGCGCGGTTTTATAAACGGACGCCAGATCAACAGCAAGCTCCCTTTATTATTTCCGTTTACCGGTCTTCCATTACCGGCATTAATAAATGAAATCCTGCCGCCTGTTATTAATCTAATTTCATCAACGCTTTCCATAGCTAATTTAAACCACCCCACGGATGTATCGGCTGGGACTAACATAACAACAGTCTGTAATTGCTTCCTGCGTTGTTCTGTTGCCTTTAATATCCACGGACCAATATTAGAATAGGGCGGGTTACAATATATTGATCCGCAACTCACCCAATCACATTCAAGCGCATCATCTCGTTCCGTGAGATAATGAGCACATAAAGAATTTTTATAATCGGCGGCGGCATCTAAATAAAAACCAAACTCTATGTCTAATGCTGTAAATATTTCAACCGGGGTTTGCCATCTGTCTCGAAATTCTTCCGGTGTATTGCTACCTCCGAAGTCTGCCATAAATTAACCTTATTTTATTTTCAATGAAATTTCTGTTGCAAACTGATTTATTTTATCACTCATATCTTGCAGTGATTTAATATCATCGCGACGAATTTCTAATAAAATTAGCTTCTTAATTAATTGCTCTAAACGAGGATAATAGCCAATTGTTTGCAATCTTTCTTGACCGATGTTTTTACCCTCCTTATTTATTTTAATCTCATTAAGTATAAACTGATACTCATCTGATGTGATGACATATTTATCTAATCTTATTTCCATAATTAATCACTCCAGTAAGACAATGATTCTTTCGCTGCATCGTGAGGATGAATATATTTCCAGTCTCCGTCTTTCCTTGAATATGCCTCGATCTCACATGCAGCCGCTTCTTTCGCTTCTGATAAACTCATTCCGCGATACATGAGAGTATTTATCACATATCGCTTGAACATTCGTTTCCAGATAAAGTAAAAATGGTTGCAGAGATAATCATTCATTTTCATCCTCATCTTCAACATCTACCCAAATATCGACAACATCAGACATAAATTCATTAATTATTTGTTGCTGTTCATCATCTGTCATTCCTTTCCATTCTGCTTCTGTTATATTCAGCTCTGTTTGACTCATAGAGCCGATCATGTTTGTTTGAGCTTTAAGTATCATTTGTTTACTCATTATTCAATCTCCGGCGCGTCAGGCTCGATAAACTCAGCCCAAGCCAATACTTTTTCATTTTCTTCCAATAAATCAACCCAATTTGAATAATCAGGATGCGAATATTCTCTTGCCCAGCCAACTACATGAACCCATTCATATTCATCATCTTCTAATGCCCAATCTGGTTTTTCTTCTTCACATTCATGTTCATTTTCCCCGGAAGGAGTTGACTTATTTACATAAATCAATGTTGAAACATGAAAATGTTCTTTTATTGATTCAGAAACAAATTCAGGTTTACCCGTTAATTCATCGTACTCATAATGACCAAACTTAAAAGTTTTTTTAATATAAGCCCAACATTTAACTTCTTCACCGACTTTAATTTCGGGATGTTCTGTGAAATTCCAGTCTATATTAAGCATTGACTCAATTTTTTCTATTACTTGGCCCGGCGAACCTGAATCATCTTCTGCTTTAATACCCGCCGCATCAGCTATAGCAGCAAGACCTTTGCAGGAATCATAAAACATTTCTTTATAGCTGTCGCGTTCTTTACGAAGAGATTCCAACTTGTCAGCAACATCATTCAAAATTAAATAATCGTCACAACTTGCTGTTCTTGCTAACTCGTGACATGCGGATATTAAAGACTCTGTATTTTTAGTCATGATAATTACCTTTTCTTAATAATCATATTTTCACAAATTTCTTTTGCTCGATGACAAGTGTCAATATCGAACCATCCAAAGTGACATTCACACTTATTAATTCCAAGACGCTTTGCTAGCAATTGATATGCATCCGTGCGCTCTAAATTCCATTTTTCCCGCATTTCCTCAAATTCCCTTTTTCCTCTCATTCGTGCTATCCGTGTGGCTTTATTTGCGAGAGTACCTAAAGGTATATCTGTATATGGGTGCATGCCGACATATGCCCCGCATGATGTGCATATATATATCCACGGCCATTTACTGTGGATTTTTCCGAATATCTTTTCATGATGAGCTATTGTTACATGGCCGCAGCAATAATGACATCTGACAGGAATTGGTAGCGGGTCTTTAACCCGCTGTATTGCTTTTTCACATGGATTCCACGGTGTTTTCTCCATAATAAATCCTCAAGCTACAGTATTATTAAATCAGAGGGCTTTGTTGTGCCTCACCAAGAATGACAACTTTTGCTATTCGCTGCATGAATGTTTCTGTTGCTAATGCTCCTGAATAAACTTCATAACATGATTCTCTGATTCCGATACCAAAAAGTTTTGTATTCAAATATTCTTGCGCCTTATGTTTAGCGTTTACTGTGTTCCACAATGAGCCATTAAAAACCCTGCGCCGTATTGCTTTTTTATTGAAAACAACAGATTTTTCAAAAACTGGCAAAACAATAGTGCATCCAGCGAACCCCTCTGCTGTTCCTTTTTTATGCTCATAGCAGTGCGCAAGACCATCATACTCAGCAACGAAAATCCCGTCGCAAATTTCGTAGTATTTATCGAATTTAAATTTGTCTACAACAACACCCAGGCACCCTTTTGGAACTGCTTCTCCGTAAAACACTCCTGTAGTGTTTAAATTAAATACTTCGATGCTGTAAATTTTCATATATCCTCCGCCATATAAAGGCTGGTTATTAATGGGTGGGGTTAAAATAGGTCTAACTAAAATATTTCGCAGGATTCAGAGCAGGAACCGGTATCAAATTGTTTGGCTGCAACTATTTCTCGGTAGAGGTTTTGATAATCTGTATTTGAATACATTCGGGCTATGCCATCTAATGACAAATTCCCTCTATACATTATTTCTTTAGGTGTTTTTCTATGACCATCCCTAACATGCTTCCCTTTAATGCAGTATTCTTCAAATACTCTTTTCATCATTGGTTCATCTTGACAGGCTAATCCTAGTTTTTTACTGCTTTTTTTGATGCAGAACATGCAATTACCTAAATGCTCCGGTATTGTTAAATCAAATAATTGTCCTTTCCACCAATCTAAAATATCCTGCTTGTCAAAGTCAGAAATATCCGCCAGATAACTCACCCCATCCTTGCGGGTTAATCTCCGTGGCTCATCTGCACGAATACCAATCCATGTGTGATAGTTTCCTTTTCCGAAATTGTCATTGCAATAATCTCTGAATGGTCTCAATTTCAGTCTATCAGTACAGAATGCTCCTCCAATATACGGGGTTCCATATTTTTTTACCATTTCCGTGAATGGTTTTAATACGGGCAGTCTCGTTTGAATATCTTTCGGTTCCCATACTGTATAGCTATTAGATGCGCCAAGTTCGGGGTTCATTTCAGCTTGTAATATTACTAGCGGAATATCCCAGAATTTTACGACCTCCCTGATAAATCGATAAGTCATTGGGTGCTCACAGCCGGTATCCATAAATACATATTGAACATTCTCACCGGCTTTCCTGCGCTGTTCCATCATATATACGAGATATGCCGATGTCCTGCCGCCAGAAAAACTGACAACATTAATCATGATATTACCCTTAATTGAATAATTTATTCAGCTTTGATGAAATAATGATAAGATTGATTGTTAAAAATATACTTGGAAATAACATCATTTTGTTCTTTCTTTGTCATTCTTGACCATTTTTCAAAAGTGTATCCTAAATGTATTATTTCGATATCAAGTAACGGTGAGTCTTTTGATTTATAAATATATAGATACATATTCATAATTATTTTTCCTTACATCTTTCAGGATTTCCGAGAATAAATACGCGATGAGTAAAATCGTCGGGATTGACTTTATTTTTACTCTCTCGCTTGGGCTTTTTAACTTTATTTTTCGCTTTCTTTTGACTGGCAATTTGACATTCAATACAATTGCCGTTTGACATATATCTGAGAGTGTGCCCGAGTGGGCACGGATTACCAATATATTTAGTCTGTTCCTCTGTCATTTACTGAATTCCCCATGTTATTTAGAACGTTCACTTTTTTAATCCACGGTTATTAGCTCATCTTTTCTGATTTGATAAATATCCGTGGCTTTATCGAGAGAGCTTTGCTCATTAGCGAGTTTTTTAGCGCTGTAAGTATAGAACTTATTTAATTCTTCAATGCTTTTTGCGTTATTTGCAGCCTCGGTGAAATCACACAGCAATTCATCAGGCGTGCGTTTGTCGCCTTTTGGCTCATCCTTTATTGACTTATTGTTGATTAATTGATTCAGAGATTGCTTTGTTGTGACTGGGGTTATATCGCGCATAGAGCGAGGCTCTGACTCAAGCTCATCAGGCGTATAAACACCCAAAATCACTTCAGGGCAATAAAGACGCGCCCAGTATTTCACAGCCAGGTAAGCGATTTGCTGTTTGGGTGCCGTTTTCCACAGCGGAGAGTTTCGTGTCGTAATGTCAATCAGATAAATAGGTTCTCCCCATGTAATTTCAGACTCACCATTAAGGATTGCACCCACTTCAATGAACAATCCGCTTTCATCTGATTTATTCTTGGTCCCTGTGATTTTCTCCCAATCTCCGCCATACCGATAATGAAAGCGTCCGCGAACAGCCTTTGAGCTTGTAACCACTGCGTTTACTAACTGCGCCTCGTAACCTAATACCCCATTAACAAGGTGTGTTTTTTGTGCTACTGCATATGGATTCATTCGCCATTGCGCGGCTTGTAACGCTACCGCCAGACAATCGGCTGGTTTGCTTGCTAAATGTTTCGGAACGGTCGCAATCCCTTGAGACATAACCTCAGCAAATGCCTGTAGTTTTTGCAGCCCTGTAGGGCTAAAAATTGCCGCTGATGTATCGGCTTCATGTTCATTTTCGAACGCAGTAATTTCTTGTGACACGTTAGTTTCTCCGTTTGGCCCAGTCAGGACGCGAAATAGGTTCGATACCGCCCCAATCATCGTTGATACGGCACTCATGGAAAATGTGTAAATTCTGTTTAAACAGATTGAACCCGACATCAACATCGTCTGAATCCAGTTCAAAGACACGCACTGGATAGCGGGCACAATCAATACTTTCACTGACTGCAATAAATAGGAAAAGCGGCGATTCTCCAAAGTGACGCAAATAACCTTCTTGATACATTGCATTTTGAACGTGATAGCGAAATTCCTCGATATGACACGGAAACCTTTCCATGTCCGCGACTTTCTTAACATCGACAATGACAGGTTGATTTAATAAAAATTTATCTGGCTTTATCCGACATAACTCATCCGTGTCTGGATCTGACCAGTAAATGGATGCTTCGTTATATCCATCAGCTTCTAAAAAATATCTGGCCGCATGGTGGGCCATGACACTATCTCTCATTAATTTCAGTTTTCTATGCTGCTCGTAATCCATTACGGTTTTTCCTGTCTTTTCACAATCCTTGAGAAATTCCTTTTCATCTGCTTTTCCCTGATTTGTCCGTCTATTGAATTCCGGGGCTTCAATAAACCGGTTAGAAAATTCATCAGGTTCTAACAATAAGCAATGAAGCGCCGTTCCCATATCCAGCGCTTTTAACTTTTCCGTGTCGATTGGAGCATTTTTCTTCCATCTATAAAATGCGGGACTTTTTGCAATATCATCCAACTGCGACTTACTCACCCCCTCACCGTTGTGATAATCTTCGTTCGATATGTCATAATAAATACCGGGCTTCATTGTTTACCCCTTTTGCTTTACTACTAATAAACAGGCAGAATATAAGAAATCATTGAGCAAATTCATTGCTTCGATATTGTCTTCAAATATATTGCCAAAATATTTATTTGTTATATCTGAGAATAGCTTTGTGGATTCGAGCGGGAGTTTATTATAAATGGTTTCGGCGTCCATGCCTTGTTGCTCTAATATAACCTCTCTATAATGCTCATCTTCCAACTGCTTTTCTTCAATTTCATCATAAACGGCATATGGGTTCATTTCACAAAGCCTCGATTTTATAACCTTTGTTTTCGAAATATTCCTTTATTTCGTTGAAACAAAGATTAGTTGAATTAAGCACTTCCTCGGAATTTCCTTGTATAGTGACATTCCCTGTTATTTCAATTTCATTTGATTTACTAGTGCGATTGACTTTAAAAGAATCACAATTGACTATAAGCATAATTACCTCAAAAAAATTAAAATTAACGTCGAGAAGAGAACTAAACAGGCGGGAAATAACATAGCGAAGAGCCACTCTTTAACTATCTTCATATGCTAACCTTAAATATTGCATGGCTATTGACCAGTTTATATCGCTCATTAGTTGACGGGCGATATAAGCTTCACATTGAGCTAAATTGAAAAGTTGTTTGTTTATTTTCATGATATATACTCCAATGCCATCCGCTGGCTTCACTACTCCATATATATTAAAACTCACCCTTACTTATTTTAATTAACGCATTTTCATGTTGTTTTGCCGCTTTAAAAGTTAAATGAATTCTTCCAGATTCAAGATTATCATAATCTTCGTCACAATCACCCCATGCCATCATATATGAATTGAATATTATATAATATTTATCACCGACTTCTAATTTGCAATCAACAGGTTTAGGAAAATTGACTTTGCCTACTGTTATCATCTCAGGCTTGCGGCGATATTTAAAATCGGGGTACCAACTCGGATGACTACAAATACCTTCCCACGTCCCATCGTCAATAAACATTTCCCAAAGCAGCCAAGGCTTATCAGTTTTAAAAGCATCTTGTGCATATTGCATCATAAGTTCAGCGTGTACATGAGCGACCATATTATTCTTTCTCTCTTTTAATTACGGAGTAACCATTTTCTTCTAAATAATTAACAATATCTTTCTCGCCAATTATTTTTAGTATATCTTCGCAATAAAATTCGTTAATCATTCTTTGCAAGCCTTCTTCGCTTACACCAAACACTTCAACTGAAATCCAATCCATTTCGACGGGCATAATTCTTACGTCTTCACACAATATTTCAAAACTGTAAGTATCTTGTATTTTTATCATTGTTTAACCCTCATATTTACACTTTAATGAAAATCTCACGAAACTCATCGCAATCAACAAAAATCCAGTTTAGATTTTCATCTTTAATAACTAACCATGTGCCAGTAGTACCTATAGAATAGACCTTGTATTCTTCATATTTGTTAAGACAATGAAAAGAACCATTAATTTTAACTGAGAAATTATAAATGTTGTCATGCCGATGCGGAGGAATTATTTTACTAGGATTATTTTTCATCCATAAGAAACTTACTTTCACCAAATCATTTTCGTTGAATTTTACTTGATTAATTTTCATTTTGTTTACCTTCTGAGTTTATCTGCGTTATTCGATGTTGCCAGCTTTCATTTCTGATTCGATGAACTTGATAACTTCTTTCAGTTTCTTGTCGCTGTCGATAGTAGCTGGTAATTCTTCCGCAATTTCTTTTTTCATCGCGCAATGACCGTTATATCTTAAATGATTGCCATTCACTGCATACACGAACATCGGCTCACACTGAACTTCACCATCTTCACGAATTACCGCGAACCAGACATTGTTTACTTTAACAATTTCGCCATCATTCATTTCAACAGTTTCGAAATATCTTGCGTCAATGTCGATGTTGCGGCGGGCTGCGTAGTTGATGATTGCTTTGCTGATGTTCATTGTTTAATCCTCATATTAATTTAATAATTGGCTTCCGTGCCGATGATTCCCTGTTTTTCCCGATGAAGTGTTATAGCCTACTTATGCGTTAACCGGGCGCTAACCGGAACTCAGTGATGCTCTAAGCCGCCTTTCCCTCACTACGTCGCCGTGGGAACCCGACCTCTACACAGTCGTCGTGTGCCTGGATTTATCAGGCTGGTAGCGGTATAGCTGTGTCACTAAACCATGATTAATTCTCCTTTTAATGTTCTTATATTTAACTCTCTACAATAAGTAGCATCCATGCCAAAAATTTCCTGTTATTCCCAAGTGTGGCGAAATTCGCTCATTGTCTGGCTGTAATATTGCTACTTTTCTTGCCGACTGAATAAAGAAAAGTGTTGTGTAAACAACGGTTATTAAATGATTCCACTGTCTTATTTTGCGTGATAGCAGATAGCGAAATAGCCTTTAGTGTTTTTGTTGAACATCCCGTTAAAGCGGTGACGATCTTCCTTTCGAGCTTTCTGTTAGCTTCAATAAGATTTTGTTCTTCCATGCGTCGATTTTTGCGGCGTAATTTGCAACGCTGTTTTGCATTCATAAGAACCTCCGTTAATTAGCTTTGTTGTGATGTAATCGGGCCACAGTGTCACGCCACAACAAAGCTAACTTCGCTTTGGTCTACACCTTTCGGCATAGGGGACAGATTGTTAAAGAGCGAAAATTCCTTTTAGTTACCGCTTCCTGTCTTGTTACTGGTACTGCGTTGTTTCTTAGCACTTGCGAATCATCTACCTGTTCGTGCGCCGGTAGCGGCTACTTCGTGGGCTTTCCTTGCCTGTTCGTCTGTGTGCCTTTGATGTGATAATGATGAACTATTAGTACAATATTGTAAAGTACCAATAGTACAATTTTTTTGTTTGGATATGTACTTTTGGTTTATTTGATTGATTTTAAAGGAAATTTATTTTTTAAAAGTTTTTTCAAATGGAAAGTTGGCTTGAGAATAAGATATTAAATCTATTATCTTATTGATTTTGATGGAAGAGAGAGAATAAAAGCCACCCTAATCGGGTGGTGGGTGATATATGTCTTTAGAAGATAAGCTTTGCAATACCAATTGCTAGGCCAGTTATTCCTAACATTGTGGCAGCAATCCATTTGGTTTGAGTTGCAATAGATTGGTGAACCTCAATTCTCACAGATGCGATATCTTCCTTTGTTGCATAGTTAGCTTTCATAACTGCGAGATCGGTTTTGATGAAGTTCAGATCATCTTCAAGTTTTTTTACTCTAGCTTCAAGCATATCGCTACCTCCATCACCACCATTACCGCCAGAGTTGAAAGTTGGTAAATCACCCCTAAACGGAATTACATTATTTTTCGGTTCACTCATCACTATCTTCCTCAATGATAGCGGGATATTTTTGCTTTATCCACTCAAGAACCTGAACAGCATCTATAGTCATAGTATTCCCACATTTTTTACAAGCAACTAGAATATAAAAATTGTTTGCATTCTCATGATAGATGCTTTCTGCCTTAAACACATTCACATAAGTACCAAGTTTCATGTTTATTGGCATATTGCATCCCGCACTAACTTGTGGAACGCTAAGAGATGCATGACCACAAAGCATGCAATGTGGAGTAACTCCTTTTGAATCGAAATACTCACTTAATATTTCAGCGGTAATTAATTCAAAATCTTCATGTATTGAAGGCATCTATCCCCCTGATTGTTAAGGTAATGTTTTGATAATTAAATCAAATTATTTACATTAGATAATGTCATCATCATCAATATAACGCGTATTTTTTATAATAGCCGATACATAATGAATCATTGCCACATCATTCTTAGGAATTGTTATTGGTCGATGATCACTGTTTATACTTGAAAACTGATAATCGCCATTTCGTGTTATGTTCATAATTTTTATCATGTTATGACCATTGTTTGTTCTAACAAAAACTTCATCACCGGGATGAACCGGAGTATTCGGTTCAATAACAACAAATTCACCGGACTGTATACGGGGCCACATGCTATCGCCTTTTACTTTTAATCCGTACGCATCCCGATCGGAACTACAAATACGCAACCATCCCGCATGGAATTCAACCATATCTACAGCGCCATCAATGCCGAGAACAGCTTCGCCGACTACTCTAACAAGTCCATTTTTTAGTTTGCCGACATACTCTACTTTTCCTTGTTCATCTGTATTCTTTGCTATTCCTAGTTGAAGCCATGCCAAATCAACTCGCAAATAATCAGCGATACCTTTCATTGTGGCTTGTCTGGGAAGTGATTCAGCGTTAAGCCATTTGCTTGCTGCTTTTGGTGTAACTCCTAAAGCTTTTGCAAGGGCAACACCTCTCCCATGTTCATCTAAGCCGAATTTTTTGCAGGCCAGTGCAAGCCTATCGGCGAACTCTTTTCGCACTTTTTCTGTTTGTACCATAGGTTCAATAATAAACTACTTGCAAAAACTTTCAGTTCAATAATAATATGTACTAATAGTACAAATAAGGGATTGGAAAACGATGGACATCGGCATAGCAATAAAAGACATAGGTGTTTCTCATGTCGCTACTGCGTGTGGTGTTACGAAAAAAGCGGTTTACAAGTGGCTAGAAAAAGGCTCACTACCAAAAACCGAATTTTTCGAAAAAACAACTTACGCAATAACAATCGAAAAAATTTCTAAGGGCAAATATCTGGCTAAAGATCTTTTAGAAGCAAGCAAAAGAAATTTATTAGCCGAATAAACCGCGCGAGCCGGTATAGCTCGCCGCTCTTTAACAATCTGCCCCCTACGCTGCAAAGTGTAGATTCCCCACGAATCGGGGAGCGTAGCCCAGTTGTCGGGCTATAAATTTAATTTTAACTAAAGGAAATTTAACAGATGGATATTGCAAAAAGTATCAAAATCACTTGTAAGCCCGAAGCGCTAGAAAGTTTTTGGCTTCGATGCATTCTTGAATATGGAAATAACGAGTTTGCTAAAGAAATCGGGGTTCACCCATCAACATCAAGTCGAGATAAGAACCGAATATTTAAGCTGGCGTGTAAAGCTGCGGCTTTATTCGGTCTACCAGAGGGTAGCGTTGAGTTGCCAGAACAGCAATCAAAAATTGTGTTCGAGGGGGAGTATGCAGAGATGTTGATCCAGGCTTTAGAGCGAAAAGGAAAAGTGAAAAGAAAAGCCCCAACAGTTGAGGCTTCCGATCAAATCGAACTTTCAATATGAGTCATATGAGTCAAGCGGGGGAACTCTCACTTTCCCCTATACCACTAATACAGGTGAATTATGCCAAACAATCATTTTCTAATCAATCTGATATGGAGGTCAACATGAGTGTTGTTCAGCGTGTGGATTTCGCTAATAAACAACTTTTACCGGATAAACCGGAGGCAACAGTGGCTGATTTAGATAATGGCTACTTGCGGATCGCAAATCAGGTACAAGATGCATTATGCAGACTAGAAATATCGGGGCGTGAATGGCGTGTTCTGAATGCAATTATACGGCTAACGTGGGGATGGTCAAAGAAAGAAGATCGTATCACGAATAGTTTGATAGCAGATAAAACAGAGCTTTCAGTAAAGCACGTTTCCGAAGCTGTTTTATCACTTGAAGAGCGCCGCATTATCAGCTTAAGACGCATAGGGCAAACACGATATATCGGAATAAATACAGAACTTAATCAATGGGTTTACAAAAAACCGAAATGCAAATCATGCTTAAAAAATATTGCTTCACTGGAAGAGCAAATAACGTTTCGAATTGAAATTACCATCCCTGAAAACGGGGATAGTAAAAAAGGTGCCAAAACTATCCCTGGAAAAGAGGATAACCATCCCCGAAAACAGGGACAGGTATCCCCGAAAACAGGGAACACCAAAGACATTATTTCAAATACAGAAAACAATATTAAAACCCCTATAGTCTCCAAAAATAAAAAATCGAAATTTGATGCTAATCAGGTAGAGATACCTGAGTGGCTAAATCCGTCTGTCTGGCATGAATGGGTTTCGTACAGACAGCAAATAGGCAAGTCGATTAAGACCGTGCTTACAGTTACCAAAGCTTTCAACATCCTGAAAGAGTGTTTTGATGATGGGCATGATCCGGCTGACGTGATTAACACAAGCATAGCTAACGGGTGGCAGGGGCTATTCAAGCCAAAATATCCGGCTAAGAGGCCACTCGCAGAGCAATCAGGACCGCACTGGAATAACCGTGAAGAATGGGAGGAGGAATTTATATGACCAACCTTGCCAGAGTTATTCAAAATCGAGATGGGGCAGTATTGGCAAAGATGGCTGGAGCGGTGAAATCTCAGAATAAAGTTGTCAATGATGAAGCCGAAAAGCTGGTCGATGTTCTGTTTAAAAACCTTAAACAAGTCTTTCCCGCCGCTGTATCCACAACGTTTAGAGACCCAAGTGATGAAGTTGCTGCAAAGCGTCAGTGGATCGCTGCATTCGCTGAAAACGGCATTCGCACAAAAGAGCAACTGTCTGCGGGAATGCGCCATGCTCGCGCCAGTGAATCACCGTTCTGGCCGTCACCTGGTCAGTTTGTATCTTGGTGCAAGCAAGGCGGTATCAAGAACGCTGGCTTACCAGATGAGCCAGAGTTGTATGACATGGTGATGGACTACAGCGCAAAGCGTGGGTTGTACAGTTCTGCTGAGAATTTCCCGTGGCAGTCAAACGCTTGCTACTGGATTGTCACTAGATTGTATTCACAGATGCGCGGACTGAATTTAACTGAATCAGAGCTACGTAAGCGTTGCAGCAATGAATTAATTGCTATGTCGCGCAGAATGGAATTAGGGGAGCAAATACCCGCGCCAGTTAAGCAGATCCCAAAGTTGCACATACCGACTAACAAAGAACGGGCGTTAAATCATCTCGCCGAAATCAGACGGAAATTCAATTTAAATTCACACCGTAAGGATTTTTGATATGAAAACATCAACATTTAAACAGTTAGAAAGAAAATGGAGAGAGCAGTCTGTCGCAATAAGTAAGAGAGAATTCAACGCAGCTACAAAAGATGCTCAATCAAGAATGCTATTTGAGCATTACAAGGCACCACATAGAAAAGCAAAAAAACATTTTAGGATACCAAATGTAGTTAGAAAAATGCACAAAATAGAATGGAAATATGGAAACCTATTCACCATTCAAGGTATGAAATTAATAAAGCCAAATAGAGTCGTAGTATTTGGAAATTCAGGGAAACCCAAGCAAATAAAGGAGTTGATATGAAAATCAAAACGAGTGAACTGACAGGCCGTGCGCTAGATTATGCAGTTGCTATTTGTGATGGTTGGAGTGCTGATTATTTAAATAAGAATCCTGATGCCATACCAGCGTATTCTACAGAATGGAGTGAATGCGGCCCGTTGATAGATGAATATTACATCAGCGTTATTGAGCGAGTAGATTACTGGGTAGCTGACAGACCGGGGTTTGGAGTGGCAAAAGGCAGTACAGCAAAAGAAGCAATATGTCGCGCAATGATAACTGAGCTTGATGATGTAGAAATTCCCGATGAAATTTTAACAGGCGATGAATATGAGTGAAGAAAGAACATTTCTACAGTGTAAATGTGGCGGCAAAGCTATCAATTGCTGGGTGCTGCGTGATTATAACGATGAAAGTAAAGGCAGGTGGCATTATCATAAATGCTTGCGCTGTCAAAATGAAGGTAAACATTATTTCACATTGGAAGAATCAGAGGCTGCATGGAATAAGAAAGTAAATAATGGGGGATAAATGGAAGCTGATTTTTGTTTTCACGAATCGAATAAATCTCAGGCATGGGAAATATTGAAAGAAACTCTTCAAACGAAACAGCCGCATCGAATTACTATTAAGCCTTGGAAGAATAAACGCTCATTATCTCAAAATTCATTGTTATGGATGTGGAATTCCGATGTGTCTGAAGCGGTAAATAAATATTCGGAAATCAAGCTAAGCAATGAAGAAATACATGAGTATTTCAAGGATATGTTTTGTCCGGTGAAAGAGATAAAGACCAGCCGTGTATTAGTTGTGGGCGATTTCATGATGGGCAATATCACGCAGGGCATTATCTAACAATTAAGGCTCATCCAGAGCTGAGATTTGATGAAGATAACGTTCATAAGCAATGCGCCCCGTGTAATAATCATTTATCAGGAAATATAGTTAATTATAAACCCCGGTTGATTGAGAAAATTGGTCAAGAGAGGTTTGACAGATTAACGTCTCATCATGAGTTACCGAAATGGAAACGAGAGGACTACATTCTGATCCGTGATGAATATCGAGCAAAGCTTAAGAAATTACTAGAAACATTCCAGGCTTAATTATTCTTATCATAAATACAAATCTCTCTGTGATATAGGGGGTTAAATGACAATCTTCACTGATATTGAAGCAGCAATTGAAGAGGCCCGGTTCTTGCGACATGAAACAAAGCATCATCATGTTGTCACTCAAAAACGTAATGGAACTCTTACAGTCAGACAAGAAGTAGGAATAAATAAAGAGAGTCGTCTACGTAAAGTATATAGCACTCGTTACGATTGCCGCATAGCAACAGTATTACCGAATTGCAAAAAATAGCTGGGAGAAATGTATGCGTGATATTCAATTAGTATTAGAACGCTGGGGCGCTTGGACGGCTGATAATAGAGAAGATGTCTATTGGTCTCCTATTGCTGCTGGATTTAAAGGACTCATACCCAGCAAAGTTAAATCGCGGCCACAGTGCTGTGAAGATGACGCTATTGTTATTTCTAGCTGTATGGCAAAGCTGAATCAGAAGAATAGTGATATTCATGATTTGTTATTTGAATACTACGTGTTTGGTAAAACATTCATGCAATTAGCTTATGAGTATAAATGCTCTGACGGCCACATCGGTAAAAAATTACAAAAAGCGGAGGGTGTTGTTGAAGGAATGTTGATAATGCTAGATGTAGAACTGGAAATGGATAAATATGTTCAAAAAATTGCAGCCTAATTTAATAAAAGAGTTTACGTACGTAAAAAACTGAATATTATGATAAGAGTGATAGCTATGTCACACAGCTTATCGAATTAACAAGCCTCGTTTCCTGCGGGGTTTTTTCATATATAAAGCCCACATCCCCCGTTCTCAGATAAATTTAGCATCTGTCTAATGGCTGATGTGGCACCAATTCCAGGCTGCGCATGGCGTGGCCTTTTTCTTTTCACGCCCGACATCTGCCGGGGACAATTTCCCCAAGTCGGGGGTGGAATATGAAGATGAAAAATAATCCTGATTTATGGGCCGAATTGATAGAAGGCTTAAAACATTCGTGGCCGCAAGTATCTGGCACGGCAGCCGCAATATTGATTTGTTGGGGGCGTCTGATTTATGACGGAGTGGAATGTAAAAACAAATGGGCTGAATGTTTGTTATGTGGCGTTCTGTCATGGGCGATATCCAGTGGTATTGAGGCATTCGGAATTTCATCCAGTGTATCCCCCATGATAGGCGGCGCTGTAGGGTTTATCGGTGTTGATAAAATCAGAGAAATGGCTATTCGTGCCATTAACAAACGCATTGGTGATGACAAATGACCAGAGGCATACGAAACAACAATCCCGGTAATATCGACTATAACCGTTTCAACGACTGGAAGGGGCAGTTACCTTATGATCCAAAGATTGAATCGCGTTTCTGTCGGTTTGATGTCCCTGAATATGGCATTCGAGCGCTGTTCAAGCTACTGCAAAACTACCAATGCAAGCACAATCTGAACACAGTCAAAGAGATTATCAATCGTTACGCCCCACCCCATGAGAACAATACGGAAAACTACATCCAGTTCGCAGCTAAAAAGGTGGGTGTATCTGCGGATGATCGGATATCCACCCAAGACAAGATAACCCTGTTCGCTTTAGCTGAGGGCATTATCAAGATGGAGAACGCTAATCAGCAGCCGTATTCAGAGGAAACGTTCGAACGGGCGTTTGAGATGCTATGAAGTTAAGTCCGCACTTTTTGTCTCTCGGACTTGCAATGTTAAGTATCTTGCTGATTTTTTACTACCACGGTAAGTACACCGAGCAGCTTAACAAGGCAGTCCAGCTACAGAGTGAGTTGCTGGAGCAGCAGAATGAAATCGTTAATCAGCAGGAGCGGATAAGGCTCCTGTCTGAACTGGATAATCAGCATACAAAGGAGCTTGCTCATGCGAAATCTGAAATTGATGTGCTTCGCAACGATGTTGCCGCTGGTCATCGCCGGTTGCGCATCGCGGCCACCTGTAATCAAGGCAAAGCCGGTTCCTCCTCCGGCATGGATGATGCAGCCAGCCCCAGATTGGAGGACTCCGCTATCAGGGATTATTTCACTCTCACCGAAAGAGTAACAACAATGCAGGCACAACTAGAGGGCTTGCAGGACTACATCAAAACTCAGTGTCAGTAACAGCCTCGCTTCAAGCGGGGTTTTTTATATCTGAATTTCACCGCGCACTAGCATGCGCCAATCCCAACCAAGAGTTTATAGAAATAGAGTCTGAGAAATGTCGTTATAGGTGGCGACCTTCTTGGGGCGATATTTCTATGCTAGCAGGCTCTAATTTCTATAGGTATACGCAAATGAACGCATTAATAGTCAAAACCCATTCATCTGTAACCGAAGCTCCAACAATGACCAGCCTTGAAATGGTTGATTACATCAATGCCGAGAGGAAGGCCAAAGCAGAGGCGGAAGGATTAGCATTTCCATGCGAAAAATACAGGAAACTGGAACATCGTAGCTTTATGAAGAAAGTGCCAAAAGTATTAGGAGAGGCAGCTGAAAAATTTTTTGCAGTTGACTTTTATACTAATGGCACAGGTGGTCAGGTTGAACGTGGTATTTACCGCTTCCCCAAGCGTGAATCCTGTTTGATGGCAATGAGCTACAGCTATGAGTTGCAAGCTCAAGTATTCGATCACATGACGGAACTTGAGGTTAAGTCTGGATTTGGGTTTACCATCCAGCAACTGCAACACATGCTTGTTCTGGCAAAAAGGGCGTCTGATGAAGATTCATCTGATGCAGGCCGCAGACTAAGAAAGCGACAAGATGACCTGGTTACTCTCAATAAAGCTGAAAGGATGATCAATGATATTAGTCAGATGGCTCTCGGTTTGGTTGGGGGAGGAGCAAAGAAGGTTGCACATGAACCACGAGCAATTCATCGCTAAGAACATCCAAGCCGAGTTAACCAGACTTGGCTTTTCTTCATCTATATCAAACATGGCAAGTGACAAAGCGGTGGACTATTACCGCCGCAGTTCGTCAGCGAGCAGAAAGGGCAAGATGTACGATGACTGTCTGCATATTGCTAAGGCATGGGCGAGTAAATACAGTTCAGTTAAGCCGTCCCTAAAGTGAGGACATCGGAGAAATCAATGAGATATCTATCAGACTTAGATCCCGTTGTTCAAGTTGAAGTTCTCAGACTTGCGCATGACTACACGAAGATACAACGAGAAGTTTTATTAAAAAACAAGCTCGTGCCGAGTAATGAACCGAAATGGTATCGAGAAACGTTAGATGAAGCCGTAAAATGTATGCTTGCGTTATATCAATCAGCGGGTGAAGACAAGTAACTAACTCAGAGCATTCTGCTGATAGAGTGCTCGATAGTAGTGATTCAATCCGAGACGGTATTTAAAATGCCGGGGATTTATCAAACCGGAAAGTAGAAAGTTCTGATTACAACTGTTTCAATTTTATTTAAGGGAAAGAGATGGCACTCACAGACAAGCAGGAAATGTTTTGTCGCGAGTACCTCGTCGATTTGAATGCGACTCAAGCGGCTATTCGTGCGGGGTACAGTGAAAAAACTGCAAACCGCATTGGCTCTGAAAACCTGTCAAAACTTGACATTCAAAAACGGATTTCAGAACTAAAGTCAGATCGTAATGAAGTGGTTAAAGTCGATGCTGAATATGTGCTTCGTCGCTTAGTCGAAATCGACAAAATGGACGTACTAGACATCATTGATGACGATATGAGCTTAAAGTCGGTACATGAGTGGCCGACAACATGGCGACGTTACCTTAGCGGCTTTGACTTAGCAGAGATGTTTGAGGGGCGAGGCGATGATAGAGAAATTGTCGGCATTCTTAAAAAAATCAAATGGCCGGACAAAGTTAAAAATCTTGAGTTGCTTGGTAAGCATGTAAGCGTTCAAGCGTTCCGTGAGAATGTTAAGACCGAGCTGACGGGTAAAGATGGCGGGCCGATACAAATTGACTTAACGGATGAACAACTTGATGAAAGGCTAAAGGAGTTCGGATATGGCCGCCGCTCAAGTCAGCTTAATGAGAAACTTACAGACTCTTGAAGCATACAGACGAAGGGCTATAGAGAAAGCCCGATCATCTCTGATGGATTTCACGCTCTATACAAATTCTCAGTATGAAATGGGCTGGTTTAATGAGTTACTTTGTTTAGAGCTCGATCAGTTTCTGAGTGATGTCGAGAACGGCAAGATGCCGAGGCTGATGATATTTGCGCCCCCGCGTTCGGGGAAGAGCGAATTAGCATCTCGTCGACTGCCTGCTTATGGGTTAGGAAAACATCCGACATGGCACATCATATCTTGTTCATACTCGTCAGATCTGGCTAATCGCATGTCACGCGACACGCAGCGCATTATCGATACAGAAAAATATCAAGATGTATTTCCGAACACTCGGCTCAATGGCACAAATATTAGGACACTGGGGGGTGGGGCAATTCGTACAGCCGAGTTGTGGGAAGTACTGGATGCAAAAGGTCAATTGCATGGTGGTTCTTATCGCGCTGCGGGTGTGAATGGCGGTATCACCGGGCAAGGGATGAATATCGGTATCATTGATGACCCGGCGAAAGATTATAAAACAGCATCATCCCCGGTCTATCAAGAAGCGGTCATGGACTGGTATGACACCACGTTCTTTACTCGTGCTGACCCGAAACTAAACGGCATCGTGATTATTCTTACGCGCTGGCATCAGAATGACTTAGCAGGCCAATTACTCAAGCTAGCAGATGAAGGCGGCGAGTCATGGCGCGTGGTCAGCTTTCCAATGGAAGCAGAGAAGGAAGAGATCCACGCCCTGAACGGCAAAACGTACAATTTGAGAAAGCCGGGTGAAATCCTGTTCCCCGAGCGTATGCCACAGGATTTCGTCGATAAATGTAAACAACGGGGTTCGTTGGTCTGGAATGCCTTATATCAGCAACGTCCAACCGCAAAAGGCGGCGGCTTAATCAAATCAGAGTGGTTCAAAGAGTATACGGTCTTACCTCCGTTGAAATGGCGCGTCATTTATGCTGATACAGCGCAAAAAATAAAAGAAGTGAACGACTTCTCTGTTTTTGAACATTGGGGACTTGGTGAAGATGGACGCTTGTATTTGATAGATCTAATCCGTGGAAAATGGGAATCGGATGAATTGAAACGGCGTGCAGTCGCTTTTTGGCACAAATCAAAACATAGGGATAAAAGTCCGCTTAGATACATGGCAGTGGAAGATAAATCATCAGGTACCGGGTTAATACAGAGTATACGCAAGGATGCTACTTGCCCGATAAAAGCTATACAACGTAATAAAGATAAGTTCACGCGATTAATGGATACACAAGGATGGATTGAATCTGGATATATCTACATTCCATCAAAAGCAGATTGGGTGAGCGACTTCCTTGTTGAAATGGAAGGGATTAATACTGAATTCAATACACATGATGACCAGTTAGATCCGATGATGGATGCAATAGAAAATGAATTAATTAATGGGACCGTCAGCTATGACAAATGGGCTTAATCAATTAGATTTTGGCGGTAAGCCACGCATTCGCCTGACTGCTGATGGCATCACGAATGTCATGACAGGAATGGGTACATTACGTGACAGGCGTATGTACAATCGTTTCATGTTCGGAATGATGCAAGATTTTGCTGAGTTAGAAGCAGCTTATATTGAGAACTGGATAGCTCGCTCGATTATCGACATCCCGGTCGATGATGCCACACGCGAATGGCGCTCATTTTCATCTGATGAGGCTACAGCTATTCGTAATGCCGAGAAATTATTTAATGTCAAAGAGGTAACTCAGGAAGCGTTTAAGTGGGCCGGGGTTTACGGTGGCGCGGGCGTATTACTGATAACAGATCAGCCATTTGATAGACCGCTAGAGTTAGACAGAATCAAAAAAGGTTCGCTTAAGCGTCTGTTAGTACTTGACCGTATGTTTATTAACGGTCAGCAATATAATGTGACAAATCCATTGTCAGAAAATTATATGCAGCCCGACTACTATGTTGTGAATGGCGGTACACAGCAAATTCATTACAGTCATTTTATTAAAGCACCAGGCGCGGCGTTACCCATGCGCTTGCGTATGATTAATGGCGGTTGGGATGATAGTAGGCTGAGGCGTTGCATGGAAGACGTCAAAGATGCTGCTTCTGCAAAAGGTGGTATCGCATCTCTGATTCAAGAAGCCAATATTGACACTATTAATCGTGATGGTTTGTCTACTGACCTATCGTCTGGTGACATGGATGATGCAATAGCAAAACGTTATAACACATTTGGCATGATGAAATCTCTGTTCAGAATTGCATTGCTGGATTCAAGCGAAGTGCTGGACAGAAAACAAATCTCATTTGGCGGACTTGCTGAGGTGTTATATGTCTTGATGGAATGGACTTCCGGCGCAACGGGTATCCCGATGACGAGGCTCTTTGGTATACAAGCAAAGGGATTGGGTGATTCTGGGCAGGGAGATCAAAACAACTATTTCAATAACATAAAAGGTGATCAAGAAACCGAATACAGGCCATTTCTAGAAAAAATTGATGAAGTGCTGATTCGTTCAACGCTGGGCACATATCCCGATGGGCTGGATTTTTCTTTCGCACCGCTTACGCAGCCATCTGATACAGAGATATCCGCACAACGACTGGCTGATGCTCAGGCTGATGATATTCGTTTAAATCAGAGAGTGGTCAAGCCGTCACAAGTCGCACGTAAACTAATGGAGCAAGGGGTTTATGGTATTGAAGAGGAAGATATTACCCGACTTGCTGACGACGAAGAAGCAGAGCGGGCCGGTGATTATCAGTTCAAGCTTGGAGACCTTGCAGGATCTGATAAAGAAAACACCGGTCAGGCGCAGAGCGTCAATTAGACCTATTAGGCCGTCTGACAAAACCGAACGTTATTACTGTGCACAATTACGTGAAATAGTTAGACAGATGGCGCAAGCGGTCGATGAGGCGCTAACGCCAGTTCTCAGGCGCAGTTATACTGCTGACAGCTATCTCACTGACATTATCAAAGAGGCCATCAGACAAGCATCAGAGTTGTTTTTCAATTCAGCATTTGGACAACAGACAGAACGATTAGCGCAACGTGTTGTCAGTCGGGCCGAATCGGAAAGTTCCGAAGCCTTTGTTGAGCAAATTAACCGGGCTATCGGTATTGATATGACCGGATTAATGGTCAATGAATCCCTCGTTGATTATTTTGATGCATCAGTTGAGAGTAATGTTGCTTTAATCAAATCACTGTCATCTGATTATTTTGATGATATTCAACGCGAAGTGATGGACGGCATTTTGCGCGGTGACTCATTGACTAACATTGTTCGAAATATTCAGTCAGTGACCGGGGCGACATATAAGCGAGCGCGTCTAATAGCTAGTGACCAAACGCTAAAAATACACAGTGATATTACACGCAAGCGCCAGCAATCCGCCGGTATTGATCGTTTTCGTTGGGACACCTCACAAGACCAGCGAGTAAGCGGCAATCCGGCTGGTAAATATCCCAATGCAAAAATTAAATGTTTCATGATAGCCCGCGCTGATGCCGGATATGGCCGGGGCATTTATCTTTGGTCACGTGGCGCAAGCTATGCGGGTGAAACAGGGCTATTCCCCGGCCGGGCACATGTTAAATGTCGCTGTAATGGCACCCCATTAATCAAAGGTCTTGATTACTAATTAAATAGGATTATTACATGCGGATTACTGTATGTGACCGCGTGACCTTTCCAGTTACATCCCAACGAGAAATTACTCCCGAGGGTTATTTAAAAGTCCCAGGGCGGGTTGCGCGTGTCGGTATTCAACAATATCTAGCTTCCGAACTGGGATTGACGGACAGGCCACCCGGTCAAATTGTTAATGTTTACCGCCCCCCAGAAGAAGTTTTTTCACCTGAAAGCCTGGCGAGTTATGACAATGTAGATATCACAGTCGATCATCCCGATGACTTGGTGGACTCCACTACATTCAAAAGAGTTACAGCAGGACACGCAATATCACCGGGGCGGCAAGACGGTGATTATGTTGTGGTCGATTTGCTGATTAAAGATCAGTATGCGATCGACGCAATAAACGGAGGTAAGGCGGAATTATCCGCAGGATACACATCTGAATATGAAAAGTCGTCTGGCGCTTCACCAGACGGGGCACCCTACGAATTTATTCAACGCGATATCACTATTAATCACATAGCGCTATGTGACCGGGCAAGAGCCGGACATCGTGCGCGATTATTTGACCATAAACCACCCACCGGAGTAACACCCATGTTTAAAGTTGTACTCGATTCTGGCGTACACGCAACGGTCACTGATGAAGCAACTCAGCAGTTGATCCAATCCACTATTGATGGACTGAAAAAACGTGTTAAAGACGCAGAGGAAGAAAAAGAAAAGGCCGAAGCTGCTAAGGATGAGGCAGAAAAGGAAAAAGAAGAGGCAGAAGCTAAAGCCGACGCTAAAGACGATGAAATCGAGGAGTTAAAGGAAAAAACCTCTGAGGATTCAATCTCTAAGCGTATCGCTGATGTCATGTCTGCGCGTGATGCTGCAATGAAAATTGCGGGCACAGGTTTTAACTTTGATTCAACTGATCCATTGAAAATCAAACGTGCGGCACTTGATGCCGCAGGTATTAAATGTCGCAAATACACTGCATGGGATAAAGCCCCGGACACATACGTTTCAGCTTATTTTGATGCAGAAGAAGAGCGTCGGGAAGGTGAGGACGACGAAGAGACCGAAGAAGAAAAACAACAGGCTAATGATTCGCTGAAAAATTTCAGCCGTGACATGCGCAAAACAAAGACGACTGACGCCCAGTCTATGCGCGACAGCGCTCGGCAAGAGTGGATGGATAAACGTTATGGTAAACAACCGGAGAAAAAGTAATGGCTATTGCTCAAAATAATTTTACGCTGTTTCGTGGTAAGGCGTATGAAGGGCAGGTTTCAACGATTGATGTTTATGAAGCAATTTCTCGCCGCGTGGAAACTGCCTTGATCCCATTTGGCCGTGCGGTAGTGCGTGGCACTAAAGAACGTTCATGCGCCCCGGTATCTGCAACAACCACAGCCGACCAGGTTATCGGTTTCACTATTCGCACATTAGCAGAATTTAGCAACAGCATGCCGACGAATCCGCCGAATTATCAGGTCGGCTATGACATCAATCATATCGCGTCTGTACTTCATCGTGGGCCAATGCATGTGCTTTGCGTTGATGGCGCTGAGGCAGGACAAGTTGTTAGTGTCATTTTGAAAGAAGGGGCAGATCAAGGCCGTCTGACTACAGGAATGGGGGCCGGTCTACTGGTGTTAAATCAAGTGAGGTGGGTAGATAACGTGAAAGCGGGTGAGATGGGTGAAATTCGCGTTGATGGCATTCTGAATGTCTATGTAAAGGGAAATAATTCATGAGAAAAAGTGTTTTTGACGTCAGCCCAGTGGCTGCATTGTCTTTTCTGGTTCAGCAAGCGGCTTATATTGAGTCCGAAATCTATCGTATGGAATACCCGCAGTTCAAATACAATACACTGTTACCTCTTGACGATAGCGCACCGGACTGGATAAAGGTCGTAGCTTTCCGCTCGATAGATGCACGCGGTGAATTGCAGGTATTTGGGCCAAACTCTACTGATGTCCCTACTGTAGACATTGCCATGAGTCAAGGTTTCCAAGAAATTAAAATGGCGGCGTTGGGTTATACCTACACGCTGGAAGAAATTGGCTTCGCCATGCAGAACAATATCAGTCTTGATGCTGAGCGCGGGCAAGCGGTGCGTGATGTGGTAGAGCAAGGGCTGAATAAGATCTACTTGCTCGGCCATGATGACATTGGAGAGGGACTTTACACTAGCAAAAATGTGTCAACAGAGGCAGCAAAAGCCACACTGCAAGCATTGATTGCTGATATACCAACTAAGGGAACGCAGCCAGTTATTGACTTTTTCGGTGCGGCGTATAGTCAGGTTTACTTAAGCAATACGATGACAGTTCATCGTCCGAATACTTTTGTATTACCACCAACGCAAATGCAGTTGCTGATGCGCACGCTGTTATCAACTCAGAACGCCTCAAATGTCACGTTGCTTGAGTTTTTGCGTACCAATTTCCGGGATATGGATTTTGATGATGACATTTTACTTAACGGTACCGGGGCAGGCGGCAAAGATCGCATGGCCGTGTACAAGAAGGATAAGCGAGTTGTTAAAGGCCATGATGTGATGCCAATGCGCTTTCTGGCTCCTGCTACTGCCGATAACATTAACTTCAAAGTCCCTGCGCTTTTACGTACCGGTGGCACTGAGTGGCGTATTCCCAAAGCTGGGCATTATGTTGATGGGGTGTAATGATGAATGAGTTAACTAACTTACACACGTCGCCGCTAACAGTGACAGATGCAAACGGTAAACGAATCACTATCCCCGTAGGGCATTCCGTTCTTGCTGATGGTGATTTCATTGATCACTTGTTTCATCAGGCTGGGATGATGCGTGTAGAGGTATTGGATACCCATGACGCTGATACTGATGACAAGGATATTGGCGCACTGCGGGAGGAGTATGAAACTCTGATAGGTAAGAAAGCTCCCGCAGCAGCAAAGGCATCTACATTGCAAAAGGCCATTGACGATAAGCGTGAAGAAATACAGCAAGCGTCCCGGTCAGAAAATGCCGATAACCCGTCAATCTGACGGGTTTTTGCTTTAAGGGGGAGAGATGGAAATTACAGCGCAAATCGTGACTGATTTTCGTGAGTACTACCCGGAGTTCAGTAACGTTGAAGAATGGTCTGATAAAAGTGTTATTCAGGCGCTTGAAGAGGGCGATTCAGAAACAGGTAAACGCTGGTTGAAATACAATGCTCGTCCTGCATCTATCAAAAAACGCGGTATGTTTGCATTCGCTGCTCATCAGTTGGTGATGCGTAAGCGTGCCACGAATGGAGATGTGGGGGCGGCTTATGCTATTTCATCTAAATCAGTTGGTGACGAGTCAACATCATTTGCTGTTCCTTCTATCACTTCTGATGAGTTAATCATCAATGGCAATCTTCCGTTAACTTCTTACGGCCTTGAATTTCTTCGATTAAGGCGACGGGCGGGAACTGGGGGAATGATGATATGAAGCTGAATGCAGAAGTCCGGGGCGGAAATAAACTGGCGCAGAAATTGCGCCAAATTCATGATCGGGTGACATCTAAGCGTCGGGTGCTAGTGGGACTGCCTGCCGGTTCTGGTGAGCAAGATGGTACCCCCTTAGTTGTTATCGGGGCAGTGAATGAGTTTGGCGCAACAATTCAACATCCGGGTGGTACGAGCTACGGCTACAAGGATGAAAAATCTGCCAAGGATGGAAAAGTTCGTTTTTTGAAAAATGGACAAGGATTACTTCAAATGGGTGTCACTGGGCCGCACACAATCAACATACCTGAACGCTCATTTCTTCGTGTCCCAATTCGGCAGAATCAGGACAACATCAAGAAAGCTTTTATGAAACTGACAAAACAAGTCACTCGTGGCGATATAACAGCATTCCAGATGTTAGATCAAATCGGTGCAAAAGTTGCCGGATATTGCAAAGAAGCCATTTCAGCCGGTATTGAACCGGCAAACGCAAAATCAACAGTGAAAGCCAAAGGATCATCTACTCCGTTGATTGATGACGGTATCTTGAGAGCCGCTATCACCCATGTTGTAGAGGATTAATCATGTTCGGCAATGGTCTGGATATGCATGGGCATATCGATTCAACATTTAATTCTCCTATTGCTGGTGGTGTGCGACTTATCCGCGCCGGACGTGGTGATTATACCGGGCCGGGTGGAACGTGGCAGGAAGGAGAATCACAGGTAATTCCCCTCACTCTTGTTAACGTTCAGCCAGCTTCATGGAAAGATATTCAGACACTTATTGGTATGGGGGGGACGGCTAATCCACAAGATGTGCGGTCGGTGCATATCAATGACGGTGTTAATTATATTTGGCCTGATGACGACGGTAAATTTGCCGATTTGCTGGAATTCAGTGACGGATTGGCAATGCGTAAATGGCGCGTTCTGTCTTGCGACAATCGGCCCTGGCGTAATTTTTGCCGTGCGGTTGTTGAACGATATCGGGGAATAGGCTGATGGAAACCCTGGAAGAGTTACATAGTGTATTTCAGTCATTGCTAAAACTGGCATCCGGTGTTGACGCAGTGATCTTGGCTGACCAAGGCAGAACACCGCCGAAATCATTATATGTCACTTATAAACCTACTCCCATCCGAGCATATGGACAAACAAGAAGGAAACGGGTATTTGCACCGGCTATTGAGGAGTTTGACCCATCATTAGGAAATAACTGGCAAGATTTGCAAGAAGTTGCTTATACATCAATGGAATTCATGGTGTCGGTGAATTTTCTCAATGAGGGCGCGGATAGTGCGATTATGCGGTTGCATAATGCAAATTTCCAGACTCCTGTCAGCGAATTCTTATATCGCAACAAAATAGCCTGGCGCTACGTGAGTAATTGCCGAAATCTGACAGGAATATTGCAAGCCGGTATCCAACCCCGCTGGCAGGCAGACATTCATCTGTTTATCGAACAAACCGTATCCTACTCCCTGTTGCGGGCAGCCGGATTCAAAATTGAAATTAATGATGAGAGGTAAGTATTCTCATGTCTTATTCTGTAGACAATATTATTCCTGTCAATCTGCTACTTACCCCCGCAGGGCTTGGGTACGCGGATTTTTCAAGCGCCATGATATTTGCCGATGCAACGGATTTGGTTGATAAGGTTAAATTCGAAGCGGGTACATTCCGAGACTACAATTCAACGTCAGGTATTGCGGCAGATTTTAAAACTGACAGCGATATCTATCGCATTGCTACCCGCTATTTCGCCAATATTCCCAAGCCACCACAGATTACAGTCTGGATGAAAAACCCGACTGAATCGCTTGTTGAAAACATGAATAGCGCGGCAGATGCACTGTGGCGGTATCACTACTTCTTTAAAAATACTGACGTAACCAAAGAATCAGCGATTTCAATCGCTGACTGGGCGGATGCTAATGGTCATCCAGTTTGGTTAACATTCAGTGATGAAGGGATCGTAGACCCGAATATTAAAGATGACGTGATATCTGTGCTAAAAAGCAAAGGTAACAGGCATGTGTTTGCTGGTTATAAATCTCCGTCATCAGTGAAGACAGACCCGACCCAAGCGTATGCAATGATCCAGCTAGCTGCGGCATTTCATAAATTCCGTCCTGCGGGTATTAACACCGCTATTACCGGGGAATTTCAAGTGCTGCCCGGTGTTATCGGTGATGATTTAAAAACCAGCGCATACAATGCATTGAAAGCCAAAAATAGCGTCTTTTTCACACAGATTGAATTGACAGGTCAGACAGATAACAGCCGGGTGATTAACAGTAAATCTATGTCGTCATACGGCGAGTTCATTGATGATGTGGTCAATCTGGATGTGCTGAAAAATTATATTCAGGTGGATGGTTATAACTATATTGCCGGAGCAGGCTCTAAACGTGCGCTCACCCCGCGCGATTACGGCGGATTGCTGACGACAATTTCCGATACTTGTAAGCGGTTTTATAACAACGGCGTACTGGGAACGGGTTCCTATGTTGATCCTGATGATGGCAAAACGAAAGTGGCGCAGTTCGGTTTTATACTCCGCTCTAAACCCGAAGATGTGCTTAATTTGACATCATCACAGCGCAAACAGCGTCAATATCCGTCTACCTCTCTTCTTGTCATTCTGGCCCGCGCCGGTCATGTGGCCGAAATTAATATTAACGTGGAGTAATTTATGTCTATGCAAAGATACGGCGCTGACGGTGCTAACCTAACCGTATTTGGTATCCCCATTGATGATTTTGGTGATACTGACCCGCCAATCACTATTGAAGACCTGGAGCCGCGAGCAACATTAAAACGCGGCATTGGTAAAACCTCAGTCCGTCTTGATAACCCAACCCGCCCCAAGCGTCTGACGATTAATTTAATTCCAGGCTCTGAACAGGCCCGTCAAATTATTGCTGTAGAAAAAACAAAGGTAGATGCCACATTCTCGTTTTTTCAGACGGGAACGGCGGAAACTATTCTCGGATTTGATGGGATTTTAGTTAACCGGGGTTCGACTACCCGCGCCGGTAAAACCGGTGTGAGTGATGAACAATTTATATTTGAATTTGCAGACTCAGAGGAAACCTAATTAATGGGCAGAAAAATTGAAGTTGAAATTAATGGCACTATTTTTAGCGGTGCAACAGCGTCAGCTAAAGACCAGCTTGAGATGTTACAGATTGCAGCGAAGGAGGGAATACTGCCAGCCATGAGTGACAGTTCAACTGAAATGGGGTTGGCCGTAAGTCTGGCAACAGCCGATACATTATCATTGAATCGGTTAAAGGAACTTTGCATCAAGAACGGTAAGATCGTGCGTGATGCCGATAATGTGCCAGTTGCTGAAAATTTATTCCAGGATGAAGTACAGAATTACCTTGTCTTGCTTGGCAAGGTCTTGAAGGAGAATATTGGCCCTTTCTGGCAGCTCAGCGCAGGGAGCGAAAACGGCGCAGAAGTAGCACAGAATCAATAAACCCCGCGATTAATTGGTTTCTCTGGCGTCCCTGTACGGGGGCCGGTGATGCCTGTCCGCCGCTGGCTAAATGGTCTGACATGCTGGATGGCACTTATACCATTGATGATGTGCAAGCCATGCACGCAGTCATGGACGATTTAGTCGATAGTATGGAACGTGCACTCAGTCACAACACCTAACGCCCTGACATTCGTCGGGGTTTTTTATGTGCTTCACACGCACGAATCAAATAAAGCCCAGAACCTTTTCACAAATGCACCCTTGAGGACTGCCAGTGGTTGGCTGCCTTCTGGGGCTGGTATTCCTGTGTGACAAGGGTTCATTTTTGAGCAGGTAATAAGCCATGAATAATATCTTTCCAATGGAGTATGAAAAACAGTTATTCCCATTCAGTAATGCATGTTGGGCTAATGCCACAGTGGCAGCCAAGCACTTTGGCAAATTGACAAAGGACTGGCTGAAATTAGGTTCAACTAAGAATTACATTAGGGAAGTTGGTCAAGAGCTTGATATTGAAGCGTATAATTCTAAAGGGGAGATTTCTCCTCTTTTAGTTAACGTAGAAAAAGGCCGTAACGGTGGAACATGGATTCACCCTGAACTGGTCATTGAGTTTGCTCGTTGGCTCTCTCCTAAATTTGCCCGGGCATGTGATAGACATATTAAAAACATGTTGATATCACAGAACCGAACACTGACCGAAGATCAGATTATCAATCTGCTCATCCATCAAGAGCCGACGACATGGGAAAAACGGTTCCAAGAGCCTTATTATCAGGCGTTATCGAGAATGACAGGCTTACCTTATTTTGGTCATGTAGGTGGTACTCCATCACTGTTTGGTGCGATCACATCCAAGTGGGTATACCAGGTTGTATTGCCAGATGTTGTTTATGCCGAAGCGAAAGAAGCTGCTAAAGGTAGCGGGGAGAAGATCCATCAATATCTTAAGCCAGAGGCATCAAAGCTGGTGGAAGAACAATTGAAAGCCGTAACAATGCTGGCTAACGGTTGCGCTGACTATAAAGATTTTGAGTCTCGTTGTATGGCGGCATTTGGGGTAAAAGGACAGTTAAAACTGATTTATCCAGCCGCGTGATTGATATGGATATATACATTTCACTTTGGTATATTCTGGGCGGGCGCTTGAGACTATCTGTCTCTGGCGTGCTGGAGCAGATAGAAGAAAGCCCCATCCGACTATAAATCGAAATGAGGCCAATTCTTTATGCTTCGCAACATAAGATTAGCCTCTTACGTGCCAGAAGGCAAGAGGACGCTAACCATGAAACAGCAAAAAACAGCGATATTTATCGCTATCGTTATCTGCATTGCCGCCTTAGCGGCTGTACTTATCACGAGAAAAGACCTCTGTGAGGTTCGCATCCGAAGCGGCCAAACGGAAGTTGCTGTTTTCATGGATTACGAACCCAAGTAAGAGCAACGGCGGGGGTT